AGGTGGAGATGAATCTGATATTGCTTTTGCAATTGTAGGAACTGATTTTACCGGAGCAGCGTCAACTGAAACTTTAACAGGTCCAGATAGTACGACAGTTACATCTGCTAAATCTTATAAAACAATTACATCTATTACACCTAACGGTGCAGTAGGAAATAATACTTCAGTAGGAAATGTTGTTTCAACTACAGGTTCAATTGCAACTTTTGCAGGCAGAACTAGATTAAGAGGATTATTTGGAACTACTGCAGCAACAGCTGACACAGTAACAAGTTTTCACAATGGAGCTAATACTTCTGAAACTAGAACGTTTGCTGTTCACAATCCTTTAGCAGCTAAAACTTTTATTAACCCAGCAGATCCGCCAGAAGGTATTTTATTTAAAGATGGCTTAACAGTAGATATGCCTAACAATAGCTTCTTAAGTTTAACTATCTACTACGACGGTTAGGAGATATAGATGCCTAATGTTACCTCAGGATCTTATTTATTTGATAAGAACTACGCTATTGATCAAATTATTGAAGATGCTTATGAACGTATCGGCTTTCAAGGTGTCTCTGGTTATCAATTAAAATCTGCAAAAAGATCTTTAAATATTCTATTAGCTGAATGGGGAAATAGAGAATTACATTATTGGGAAGTTTCTAATCAAAACATGCCCTTAATTAATGGTGTAGCAGTTTATAATTTTTTTCGTGAACCTGTTGATGGAACACAAACAAGTAGAATAAGCACAACATTATCAGCGGCTATAACTTCTACAACACAAACAGCAATAACTTTAACTTCCGTTGCAGATCTTCCTACATCAAGTCTTAGTTTAATTATAGTTGATAATGAACAAATAGCTTATCACGGTATTTCTGGAACAGAATTAACAGGAGTTGTCAGAGGAGTTAACGGAACAACAGCTGCAACACATAATAACGGTGCAACAGTAAATCAATTCGTTAGTGGAATGGATGATATCCTAGAAGCTAGTTATAGAAATGCATCTAATGTTGATGCACCTTTAACAAAAAGAAGTAGATCACAATATCAAGCTCTCTCTAATAAAACAGATACAGGAACACCAACTCAATATTTTGTAGAAAGATTTGTAGATAGAGTTACTATGACTTTATATTTAACACCAGGAGCTTCACAAGCTGGTCATCATATTAATTTTTACTATCAAAAAAGAATACAAGACGCAGGTGTTTATTCAAACGCTGCTGATGTGCCGTATAGATTTGTACCTTGTATGACAGCAGGTTTAGCTTTTTATTTATCTCAAAAATACGCACCACAAAGAACACAAGAATTAAAACTTTATTACGAGGATGAATTAAAAAGAGCACTAGCAGAAGATGGTTCTTCATCTAGTACATTCATAGCACCTAAAACATATTACCCAGGAGTATAATGACGGCATTTGCATCAGGAAAATACGCATTAGCTATCTCAGACAGATCGGGTATGGCATTTCCATATAATGAAATGGTCACAGAATGGAATGGTGCATTTGTTCATTTTACAGAATTCGAACCTAAACAACCACAACTTGATCCCACACCAGCTAGTGCTGATCCTCAAGGTTTACCACAAGCTAGACCTGCAAGAACAGAATTTCCAACAGAAGATTTTTTACCTTTAAATCCAATTACTACTACAGCTGCAAACACAAATTTAAAAATAGATTTTCCAAATGGTGATTTACAGGTAAATGATTTTGTTAGACTTAGAAATATAAAATCTCCAGTAGGAGGAGTACCAGTTGTTACTGGTGCTTCAGGTCCTGCATTAGAATTATCTACAACTTTGGATACAGCGGCTACAGCTGATGACACAACAATTACAGTACAAACAGGAACACATTTTCCAACTACTGGTTTTCTTATGATTGAAAAAGTAAATGCAGTTTCAGGTTTATTTGAAAATGAAGTTATTGAATATACCGGAAGAACTGGAGAGAATTTTACAGGCTGTACTAGAGGGACATCTGCTCCTTACAGAGGATCAACACCTACACAAACAGGAGCTACTACTCATCCTGTCGGAGCTAAAGTTTTTGGTGCTTATAAAGTTATTTCTTTAAATGAATCACAAGTTCAAGGTACTGGTCAACCTGAATTTATAACCCAGTTTGATGGTGTAAATGTTACATTAGCAGGTAATGCAACGTCAACAGAAACAGGGGGCGGTTTTCAATGTACAATCGGACCCTTAAATGATAGAGCTTAATTATGAGTGGAATTTCTAAATACACATACGCAACATTAACAACAGCTATAAGAGATTATACTGAAGTTGATGACAATGTTTTAACACAAGCTATTATTGATGGAATTATTATGGCTGCAGAAAATAGAATTTTCTATGATGTGCCTATGGATTCAGATAGATTTGTGCAAGAAGGAACTTTATCAGCAAACAATAATTCTATTAATGCTCCAGCAGGAGCTTTATTTATTAGAGGAATAGAAGTATTTGATTCAACAACTGCAACAACTGGCCCTGGTCAGTGGTTAGAGAAAAAAGATCAAACTTATTTAACAGAGTATTTAGACAGGCTTACAGGACCTGGAGGCTTTGGAACAACTGGAACTGCTGTAACAGGCAAACCTAAATATTACGCTATGTTTGGTGGTGCTACAGGAAGCACAGACACAACTTCAGGAGCTATGTATTTTGCTCCTACACCTGATCAATCTTACAAGTTTAGAGTATATTATAACAAAATGGCAGTTGGTCTGGGATCAGGAGGCGATGGTAACTCTGATACTTATATTAGTACCTACTTCTCACAAGGTTTATTATATGCCTGTTTAGCTGAAGCTTATGGATTTTTAAAAGGTCCAATGGATATGTTGACATTGTATGAAGGAAAGTATAAAAATGAGATACAAAAATTCGCGGGAGTACAATTAGGTAGACGAAGAAGAGATGACTACACGGATGGAACAGTTAGAATCCCAGTCAAATCACCGTCTCCATAAAAGGATTAAAATATTATGGCAATAACATCAGCAATATGTAATTCATTCAAAGTAGAAATTTTACAAGGTGGACACAACTTTAACGATGCAAGTGGTGCACCTACAGGTAACGCATATAAGTTAGCTTTATTTTCAAGCAACTCAGCTTCATTAAGTAAAACAACAACTGTTTACACAGCTCCCTCATCAGCTAACGCAGTTCCAACTAACACACTTGAAGTCAGTCAAAGTCAAACGGATGGCGGCGCATCAAATAGTGGTTACACTGCAGGTGGAATAGCATTAACACCATCAGCTGATCCAGTTTTATCTAGTGACACAGCATGTGTAAAATTTAATGATGTTAGTTTTACTTCAGCTACATTTACAGCAAGAGGTTGTTTAATTTATAATTCAACAGCAGTTACAGGATTTACAACTAACAGAGCGGTTTGTGCTGTAAACTTTGGTGCTGATAAAACTGTAACAAGCGGAACTTTCACAGTTCAATTCCCAGCTCAGACTGCAGGAAACGCAATCGTTCAAATAGCTTAGGAGGGTTACCATGCCCGATGTATCTTCAGGATGGGGTCGACTTACCTGGGGTCAAGCAAATTGGAATTCAGCTACTGTTTTAAATGAAGGTTGGGGAGCTAAAGCTTTTGGTGAAGACTCTTGGGGAGATCTTTCTGATTCAAGTATTTTACTTACAGGTCTATCTGCACAAACAACTGTTGGAACCTTATCAGCAGAAATAAGACCGGGTTGGGGTACATTATCTTGGGGTATTAATGGTTGGGGTTCTGTAGAAGAAGCCAACGAAACATTACCAGGTTTTTCTATATCAGCAAATTTAGGAACATTAACTGTAGCCGATCAAGCAATGGGCTTAACAGGTTTATCTACAACAAGTGCGGTAGGATCACTTACTGCTACTTCAAGTTTATCACTAGCATTATCTGCTTTAAGTGCAACAGCATCACCAGGACTTCTATCAACAGATGATCACTCTATAGGTTTATCTGGTCAATCAGCAACAAGTGCTGTAGGATCACTTACTTCTTTACCAGAAACTATAACAACTTTATCCGGTCTTTCAGTTACAGGTGCAGTCGGTGAGGTTGAAATAAATTCTAATTTAATACTACCTATATCAGGCGTATCTGCAAGCACTGCTGTTGGAAGTATCTCACCAGCTGATGTAATGGGATTAACGGGTCTATCTTCTTCTTCTGCAATAGGTTCATTAGCAACAGTACAAGTATCTATTGCTAGTTTAGTAGGATTAGGTTTATCTTTAACAGCTGAAGTAGGAGAATTTAATGCAATTTTAGGGTATGCTGATGTAGATCCTATCTTGACTGCTAGTTATTCAAATGTTACTAGAGTAACAAACGCTAGCTATTCAAACGTAACTAGGACTGTAAATGCTAATTATACGGATGTTGACAGTGTGGGCTAGATGAAATATATATTAACAATAACTTCGAATATTCGAATAGGAGATAAGATTTAATATGGCATCAACTTTTACAAATCTTGGCGTAGAACTAATGGCAACCGGCGAAAATGCTGGTACTTGGGGAACAAAAACAAACGCTAACTTAAACCTTGCAGAACAATTACTGGGTGGATTTAAAATCCAAACTTTAAATGCAGCAGGTTCAGGAGCTAATACTACACCACTAGCTGTAGCTGATGGTGCTTTAACAGGTGCTGCTCAAAACAGAGTTATTATTCTTGGAGCAGTTTCACCAGAAGCCATTACAGGAAATAAAATTGTAACATTCCCTCTTCTTACAGAAACTTTTTACATTATTAAAAATAGCACATCAGGTGCATACACAGTACAGTTAAAAGCTGTATCTGGTTCAGGTGCAACAGTTACTTTTTCAGCTACAGACAAAGGATATAAAATTATTTATCTTGATGGTGTTGCAACTAACACAGGTGTTATTGAAGTACCTTTTGGAGAAGGTGATGTAACACTTACTGGGACACAAACTTTAACAAACAAAACATTAACATCACCAAAAGTTAATGAAAACGTAGCAGTAACTTCTACTGCAACAGAATTAAATATATTAGATGGCGTTACAGCTACAGCAGCAGAATTAAATTATTCTGATCTTGCAACACTTGGAACAAGTGCTGCTTCAAAAGTATTAACAGCTAACGCTAATAATTTAACAACAATATCTGGTGCTGTGTTAAATACAGAAGACACTTTAACAGACGCATCAAGTATCGTATGGAATGTAATAAATAGTCCAGTTGCAAAAGTAACTCTAACAGCAAATAGGGCTATGGCGGCACCCACAGGAACAGGTATAGCCTCAGGGCAAATGATATCATTATTAGTTATTCAAGATGCTGGTGGAACAAATACGCTTACATGGAATGCCGTTTATGAATTTCCATCGGACACAGCACCAACTTTAACATCAACAGGAGCTCTTGGTGACTTATTTTCATTTAGATATAACGGAGCTAAATGGTTATTAATGGGTCAAACTTTAGCATTAACTTTAGCATAGGAATATTATGTATACATTAGTAGAATCAGGAA